TCTTTAGAAAAAGAAAAGTAAACAAAATAAACCAAATAAAAAATCACGCAATGCGTGATTTTTAGTTAATTTCTTTTTTGATTACTTTTTTTCTTTTTTTAAAGAAAAAAGTAATAAATAACTAAAAATAACTGGGGGAATTTAGAATGTCATTAAATAATTTTATTCCACAAGTGTGGAGCGCAAGACTGCTTGAGAATTTAAACAAAAATCATGTATTCGTAGGACTTTGTAATAGAAATTACGAAGGTAAAATCAAAGGTTATGGTGACCAGGTAAAAATAAATTCAATCGGTCGTGTTACAATCGGAGATTATGAAAAAAACACTGATATAAACGCACCAGAAACACTCACGGATGCACAAAGGATTTTGTTAATCAATCAAGGGAAATATTTCAACTTCCAAATCGATGATGTAGATAAAGCACAGCAACAGCCGAAAGTCATGGATGAGGCAATGAAAGAAGCATCATATGCATTGGCAGATGTCTGTGACCAATATATAGCAAGCTTTTATACTGAAGCAGTGGCAGCAAATTGCATTGGCTCAGACACAACACCAACAAGTTTTAGCAATGCAACTGATGCATATAATACACTCGTAAAAGTTGGATTAAAGCTTGATGAAGCTAATGTAACAAAAGCTGGTCGCTGGATAGTTGTGCCTGCGTGGTATCATGCACTTTTATTATTAGATAATCGTTTTGTACAAGCAGGAACAACAACGGCTGATAATGTTTTACGTAATGGTGAAGTAGGACGCGCCGCAGGATTTACAATCTACGTTTCAAACAACGTAGCAGCAACAGGCGAATCAAAAGACACCTTTAAAATCATGGCAGGCTATGAACAAACAATTTCATTTGCTGAACAAATCGTTGAAGTTGAAGCTTACAGACCTGAAAAACGTTTTTCCGATGCTGTAAAAGGCTTGCACGTTTACGGAGCAAAAGTTGTAAGACCGGAAACATTAGCTGTTTTAACTGTTGAGAGACCAAATAGCTTAATTTAGGAGTGAAGCCAATGCTATTCAAAAATTTAGAAACGGGAATGGTGTGGGAAGTTTTAAACTCTGACAAAATTAAAGAGCTCTCGCAAAATGAAAAATATGAGCGTATGAGCGATGAAAAAACAAAGACAATAAAAACACCAACAAAGAAAAAAGAAAGTAAATAGAGGTGATTTTATGCAGTTTGACATTGAATCAGTGATTAAACGGCTGGAATCATTTGGATATATTTTAAAGCCCAACGATGAATATGCGTTGGGTTTTGTTTTAGAAAAAATCAAACTTGATATTTTAAACTTTTGTAATATCCAAGAACTACCTGATGAATTAATTTATGTTGCTATAGACATGGTTTGTGGTGAATTTTTGCTTGAAAAAAAATCAACTGGCAACATAAATTTGAATGATATTGACTTAAATTCTGTGGCAATCAAATCAATTTCAGAGGGCGATACGAGCGTAAGTTATGCCACGGAAAACACACAAGATGCATTACAAAAGCTTGATGGATTAATTCAAAGCTTGCTAGATAACAAAAAATATTTGTACAAATTTCGGAGGCTGGCATGGTAAATTCAATCAAAGATGCAATTGAGAGGTTATATATTGGCAAATGCACAATAACCGAGCATCAACAATTTTTTGATACTGAAACAAAACAAACAAAATTTTGTGATGTTGATATTTTTACAGATATTCCATGCCGTCTGTCTTTTTCGAGTTTACGAGCTGCCAGCGATGAAGTTGTGTCAAGTGTTGCACAGTCAATAAAATTGTTTTTGGCGCCTGATATAAAAATACCAGCAGGTTGTAAAATTACAGTCACTCAAAACAATCGCACAACTTCTTACAAACAAAGCTCAACCCCTGCCGTTCACTCCAACCACCAAGAAATTCAGCTTGAATTATTTCAAAAATGGGCGTGAGATTTGTAAAAAGGAGTAATCAATATGAAAGCAAATTTTTCTCAGCTTATACAGTTTCAAAAACAACTAAAAAAGCTCGATGAAACACTCAAATATGACACATGCAAAAAAGTTGCAAATGGTCTAGCTGCAAAACTGATAAAACTGACAAAAGAAAAAACACCGGTCGGTCAATACAATAAAAAAAGCGGCAAAAAAAGCGGCACATTAAAAAAAGGTTGGAGAGCAAAAGGAATGATTATCCCTAATGGCTATCAGACAACAGTTTTTAATCAAGTCGAATATGCCCCATATGTTGAATATGGGCATCGCATTGTTAAGAATGGTAAAACTGTCGGTTTTGTTTTGGGGCGTTATATACTCACAAAATCGCGCAATGAAGTCGAAAAAATTGCTAATGATTACGCGCAAAATATGGTTTAAAAAGCAATGAAGGAGACATTAGAAAAATGGAAACCCAAATAATCAATGGCATAAGCACAAAACTTTTTGAGACATTTGGACCTGATTATACGATTTATTCAGAAAATGTCGAGCAATTTTTAAAAGAGCCCTGTTTTTATATTGAGCTTATAAGCTCAAACAGAAAGCAGTTTGTCGCTAATCGTTATAAGTCAGATAATTCCTTCGATATCCATTTTTTCACGTCAGAAAATGAGCTCAAAAATGAATTTCGACGCATTGCTGATATTTTGTTTGATGAACTCGAATACATCCAGCTTAACGACGGTGCTTTGTTGCGTGGGATAAATATGCATTATGAAATTGTCGATGACGTATTGCATTTTTTTGTTGATTACAACTTGATATTGCAAAAGAATATTGAACAAAAAGATTTAATGCAAAATTATGAAACAAAAATAAAAACGAAAGGATGATTTAAATGGCATTAGGAGGCGGAGCATGGGCAACGCAAAACAAAAAATTGCCTGGAAGCTATATAAATTTTGTATCCGCAAAGCGCGCTAATAACGCACTCTCAGAGCGCGGATATGCAGCAATGCCTTTAATTTTAGATTGGGGCATTGAAGGAGAGATTTTTAAAGTTACAAACGAAGATTTTCAAAATAAATCACTCGAAATTTTTGGCTATGATTACTCAGATGAAAAATTAAAATGCTTGAGAGATTTATTTTTAAATACCAAAATACTTTATGCTTACAGGCTCGGCACAGGTACAAAAGCAACCTGCAAGTACGCAAGCGCTAAATATTCAGGTGTTCGCGGCAATGATTTAAAAATTGTTGTGACAGAAATAACCGATGGTGAAAATACAACCGGATATAACGTAAAAACATTGCTCAAAACAGCTACGATTGACACTCAGGACATAACAGGCGCAAGTGCAACAACAAATCTTTTGCAAGACAATGATTTTGTTACATGGACAGCAGATGTTGCGTTAGAAGCCGGTACTGTTACATTCACAAACGGTACTAATGCAACAATAGGCACTGAAAATTACAGTGAGTTTTTGAACAAAATTGAGCCGTATTCATTCAACACAATCGGTTGCGCTAATACGACTGAAGCAGTTAAAAAGCTCTTTGTTACATTCACAAAACGCATGCGTGATGATATGGGTGCAAAATTTCAGTGTGTGTTACACAAATACGAAGTGGCAGATTACGAGGGTATTATATCGGTTGAAAATAACACTGACGCAAGTCTTGTGTACTGGGTAACTGGTGCAAGTGCTGGTTGTGAAATCAACAAATCCAACACAAACAAAACTTACAACGGTGAATTTGATGTTGACGTTGATTACACGCAAGCAGAGCTTGAAAATGCAATTGATACCGGTAAATTTATCTTCCATAAAGTCGATGACGATGTTCGAGTTTTAGAGGACATAAACACTTTAACTACCTTTACAGATGAAAAAGGTGATGATTTTAAGTCTAATCAAACAATCAGAGTACTTGACCAGATTGCAAATGATATTGCAGTGATTTTTAACACGCGTTATCTTGGAATTATTCCTAATGACAACAGCGGGCGCATTTCATTATGGAATGATATTGTATCGCATCACCAACAATTACAGACATTGCGCGCAATTGAAAATTTCGAAAGTGCAGATGTTACAATTGCGCCTGGTGCAAATAAAAAATCTGTTGTTGTTTTTGACAAAATTACGCCTACAAATTGCATGGCTCAATTATACATGCAATGCGTGGTAGCTTAAGGGGTGATAAGTATGGCAAATACGATGAATGCAAAAGATTCAATAAGCGGCTCACTTGCAGAATGCTATATAACAATCGACGGCAACCGTTACAATTTCATGCAGCTTTACGAATTTGAAGCTAGTTATGAAATGAATATTGTTGATGTACCCATTTTAGGTCAAATTTCAAAGGGTCATAAAGCCGTTGGTGGTAGTGGTACATGGAGCGGCACAGCACATTTTAATCAATCGCTATTGCGTGAAATTTTGTACCGTTTTAAAAATAGTGGCGAAATGGTGTATTTTGATATTCAAGTAACAAATTCTGACCCAACTGCCACCGTTGGGCGTCAAACAATTATCTTGAAAAATTGCTTGATGGAAGGTGGCATTTTAACCAAATTTAACGCGGATGAAGAAATCTTGAGTGAAGACATTTCAGGTACTTTTGATGATTGGGAAATGCCTGAAAAATTTAGTATGCTTTCAGGTATGAACTGATAAAATCATTCTTCTTTTTT